CATCACAATTATAGCACAAAGGCGTATTTAAATTCGTGTCGCTGTATTTTGTATAACCGAGTCTTTTTACGCCGACCGGAAATTCACAAAAACCACCTTCAATACATCCGCCTCTAGTATTAGGATATTTAGTGTTTGCTTTATAATACGGACATTCATCATCTGCTACGCATCGCTTGTCCCACAAACTATAATAGGTTTTTGGAGTTCCATCAATATTATAGTACGAGTCGCACTCGAATTTACCTTTAATTTCGCCATTTCCGTAGCATCCATAATATCCGCCGGTGCCTCCACCTGCGCCTTCCTGCTTTTTATCGCTTGTATAATAGGATTCTTTTCCTGCTTCTAAGTAATCACCGGGCATTTCTAATCGCGTGATAAAGTTTTCTACGGAACTTATGATGGCATAGCTCATAATTGGTATCAGACTTTTTTCAGTACTAATGTATAATGAGTCGATATCGTTCAATGAATTAGACTCATTCGACTTGTTCTTTGATTCAATGCTTTTATCATAGTAATACTTCACGGTATTATAGTTTTCTTTTACGAATGGGTAGTATGCTTTTATTCGATTGATATCTACATCTTTCAAACCGTTTATGTAATACCGCTGGTTACAAATAAAGTTCATATATTCACTATCCAATACCATATAGGTAAATAGATAGTCAAACATTTTCTCGGTATTTTTAAGATCTGTATAGGAAACCTTCTTGATATATACATCGTTGATATCAAGGTTATACCCCTTAATGAGTGCTTGTATGAATAAGTAATCACTCATAAATAAATATGCGACGACCTTATTTTTCAAGTCCCAAATACAGTCTTTATCGCGTAATACTTTGAAACTAAGACATACGAATACGCCTTCTTTGTAGTTACCGACAGTTGCTGTATTATTTAAAATATAATAATTAATATACGGATCTATTAACAATTGAATATTAGAATCGCTGCGTATTACAGCGAGAACACTAGGGTCTTCTATGCCTGTTCCTAGTGTATCCTTGTCGATCTTACTTGTTTTTTTAATAGCATCTACGATATTTGCGAAGTTGTTGCCATCTACGATTATATGCTCTCCTGAACTCGCGTCGATATTTAAAACGTTTTCGGAGATGGTTATTGGGTCGTTGATAAATCGCTCGGTGATAAAATAGGTTCGCGAAATTGTATATTGTATGATTACCGCTACCAGAATAATTAACAAAAGTATTAAAGATATATACGTCAAATACATTTTTTTCTTTCCTTATTAAAATAATAGATAAAGAATGCTTTCAAGAAAAATCATAACACTTTTAATATATATAATAATCCTTGCTGTTTTATTTTCCATTCAACCGAATCTGTTTTTTGATAAAGACGGGAACATAAGATGCTTTGGGATTGAAGATAGCGACGCGAATACTATTTTACCGCTGGTTTTGTTTGTTCCTTTTATCGCAATATTATCCTATATACTAATCTTAATTATTGAAATGATATATACATAATTTAATTTATAAAAATAAATGACGATTCTACAATCATTGAAAGTTCCAAAAGCACCTCGAGTCCCTAAGGAACCGAAAGCACCGAAAGAACCGAAAGAACCGAAAGAACCGAAAGAACCGAAAGCACCTAGAGCACCTAGAGCACTGAAAGAACCGAAAACACCGAAAACACCGAAAAGACCTAGAGCACCTAGAGCACCGAAAGAACCGAAGGTATCTGAGTTAGCGCTACTAGCGGATGCGATAGATACGAATGTAGTGAGCACCACGAAGACCACTGACGTATCCGCGCAAGATACAGAATTAATACGTTGTTTGTGCGGTAATCATAGTATATATAGTGATATACTGATATGGTTGCGGGATTTTAATTATGACGCTAAGATATCGGTTCAAAGTTGTATTATTGTAGCTGGTCCTACAAGTATAGGTAAATCGTATTCGATTCATAGCCTAAGCAAATATTTAAATTACGAGATCATTTTAATTGACAACAATAACTGCTATAATTCGCAGTTTTTAAAGGATATCATTTGTAAATCAACATCGTCTTCGTTTATTCAGATACTCACAAATAATTTTCAAAAGAAGGTGATTATCATAGATAACTTTGACGCAATATTTATAGCGGATAAAACCATAAACGTCACGCTATTAAAAATTTTATTAGAAAACAAATTAAAGAATATACCGATTATCTGTATATCAAACAATGATATTATAAAGAAAATTGGGGACATCAAGAAACTATGTGCGATGTATCTGTTATCCACCCCGAGCAATGAGGAGATGACGGCATTATTAATGAAGACTGACTCTGGCGCTAGCGTAGCCAAATGTTGTCTAAATTCAAACGGCAATTTGAATAAACTTTTTCGCGACATGGACAACCTGAACAACGATCACCTCTATAGCGATAGTATTGAGAACGCTAGTGATATTAATATACTTTATGGCACTACGTTTAATAGAAACCAAACGAAAAGTATAATTATAAAAGATCCTTGGATGATCCCTTTAAAATTTCATGAGAACTTAATTATGAATTTAAATAATCGCATTTTATCGCTGAATAAATACAATGAATATTATAAAGGTTTTATGCTCATAATGTGTTTATATGATTACTATATGTTCAAGAATAACATTGAGTTTTGCGTGGAGTTGTTTGCTTCGAAAGTATATTATCTATCCCTTTTTAAATACAAAAAGAACGCTTCAGTAACATCCAATATAGGCAATTTTACAAAAATGCTAAGTTATTTGTCATTACAGAAAAAGAATATTAAGAATAATTACAATATAAAGAGGTTTCCCTTATATCAAATTTCAAATTATCATATTAGTTTATGTAATAGAAAATTTATTTCCTTTAATTAGATAAATAGATAATTAAATAATGGAAGCACCCAAGGTACCTCAAAATAACATTGATACGGACATATTATCAACTAACGCGAATCCTATAGCAACCGCACCCGTCACAGTGCCTGTAACCGCCCCGCAAGGAAACGGTCCGATAGGTCCGATCGGTAATGAAGCCCCTATGGGACTCAACGGTATTGGTACTACGGGAACAACGCTTGCGGATAATACAAAGGAAACTGTGAATAATATAAAGGATGCTTTTGCGAATATCACGAGCACGAATGAGAGTATCCTTTATTTAATCATTATCGTATTTTTAGTGGCGGTAATAGTTGCCTATTTCCTGTATTATGTCATTACGGACAGCATTCTCTATCAGCAAAAAATAGATGTGGAAGGCACGGACGTTCCTATCATATGTAATGAACTGTCTGAGTTTAAAATCACAAAGAGTTTACCGAACTCGAACGGTATTAAGCGTTCCTATGGATTCTGGATATATATCAATGATATTGATAAGTACAGTGGTAATTTCAGACATATCGCTCATTTGGGAGGCAATCAATTACCCGGACAGATTAAAGATGCTTGTCCGTATATATTTTTAGATAAAAAGGCGAACAGTATACATGTCCGCTTTGCGCCCAAGGCTGATCCTCTCACTATAACAGATGTATTGAGAGATAATACTACTACAGAGAACCTTTTTAAATACACAACAGATGGAGATGAGAGAAATTGTGGTATAAAGATTGATTATGTGCCGATACAACGTTGGGTTCATATTGTGATTGTGGTGTCTGATGTGAACGGTGGAATTGTATATACTTATATTGACGGAGAATTGACGGAACAAATTAAGGCTGGATTAAAACTTCACGAACTCGGATTTGAAAATAAGGCGGATACTTTGTTTGTAGGTGGCAGTATATCAAATTCGCAAGTTGGCGCGAGTGGATTCTCTGGATTACTTTCAAAATTCTCGATTTATAACTATGATTTAAATAAAAATGACATTTACAAAGAATATAGCAAGGGACCGCTAAATGGACTTTTAACAAGTATGGGTATAGTTAGTTATGGATTGCGAAACCCTATCTATAAATTAAATAGTGTGCAATAATAATTCCATTAATTTATTTTTTTAATTTCCATATTTAAAATAGATACGATAGATAATATAGAATGTTAGAAATTGACCCGTTAATTCAAGTTATTATATCCTTGATTATATTGTTATTGATGGGGTATATTGGATACAATATCTATTTGATTGAACTGCAAAATATGTTTAATGGCGAGAGCGATATACGCAAGGAGGTCAACGTTTTAAGCGGAACGTATGATTTCAGTAATAGCGAGGTAAAATATAATACGTCTGATCCCTCGCAGTTAAACTTTAAAGATATAAAACCGTCTATCAATCAAGAAGGCGGTGCCGAATATTCCTACAATTTCTGGTTAAACGTGAATCAAGAGATGATAAAAGATCCTAGTTCAATTGATAAGGATATCATATTGTTTTTTAAAGGAGAGAAGAATTTCTATTATAATAACAAGACGAACTTTAATTGTGCAAATGTGCTTACTGTAAATAACCCCGTAATATTAACGAAGAACCCGCTCGTTCGTTTAAGCGGTGACGGCACGAAAATAGCGGTTGAATATAATAATATCTATAATAGTGACTCATATCAACATGGTTCCAAATATACGAACTGTACATATATAAATTCACCGACGGTTTGGAATAATAAAAATAAGAATATCCTCGGCATTTACGATATAGAGTTTAACAATAAATGGTTTATGGTGACGATTGTTATGAAAGAAGTAGCTGACAGTAATAATATTTTGTCGTTAAATAGGGCTTCTTGCAAACTATATGTGAATGGCATTAAGTTATTAGACAGGAAGGTTGAGACGAAATATGGCACGAAGCGCTACTCAGCAACATTTAAAAACAACGCTTCACATTTCTATATTAATCCGAATATCGGAACAGATATTATAGCTTTGAAAATAAACCCCTATTATAAAGTAACTACGGAAACCGCGTTACGAATGGCGGATGTAAAGTATTATAATTATGCGATTAACGATGATATGATAACGTCATTGTATAATAAAGGGTTTAATATGGAAGTTGCGGTGACGACTACCATAGACAATAAATTATCTAAGTATAACTTGGTTAGTGTAGATGAGATGGAGGAAAATAGTATAAAGGTGTTATAACAAGTTTAACAAGTTATAATTGCGATAATAAATATATTAAATATGTAATAAATAACGATGCCACCGAGAATATTATTGAGTGAATTATATACTTTAAAAGATAAAAGAGAGCATGCGAAATACCAAACGTTCGACAAAATAATAGAAATATGCCATAAAAAAATTAAGCAAACTGCCACAATCGGTGGAATGAATATATTCTACGAGGTTCCCTATTATATATACGGGAAACCCTTATATAAAATAACAGATTGTATAGAATATATTGTGAATGCGTTGCGAAAGAACGGGTTATACGTCCAGATATTACCTGAACCGAACTTGAACCTGCTTTATATATCGTGGAATCCGAGTGAAGTTTCTTCGAACGTCAAGAGTTTAGGCTATACTGGTACTGGTAAAGTGTAATGTTTTATTTTTATTCAATATATTCATTATCCACCGTATTATCTTAATCACGAAGGATGTCCCTTTAAATATCCAGAAAAATCCCTCGCTACTTAAGGAAAAATGTTGGGACAATTCATTTTTATATATCTATTCTATTTAATAGATCTATGATGAAATATAACTTGAGAGATTGGATGCTACAAACAGAATATCGCGGGCAATCATTCGAAGCAAAAGTAAAAGAAGAATATCTATCATTATCAGCGAATTATAATGGCGTTGATTATATAAAAGAAAACGATATAGAAATCGATTATGATTATTTATCACAAAATACAAATCCAAAGGCTCTTCCATTACTCGTGGAAAGGATTCATAAGGAAATGAATATGAAAAATAAAGATTTAAAAGATGAAGAAAATCGCATAAATTGGGAATCATTATGGGCAAATATAAATATTTTCGAATTAATCGAATTATTAAAAAAAGACCTATCAAAAAAACTATCAGAAAACCCTAATTATTATTCAGATAGGGCTCTTAAATTATTTAATAATAAATTGAATAATCCTATTTATTCAGAATTATCTGCGAATTCATCTGACAAGGCTCTTGATATATTATTAAAAAATATTCATAGGATAGATTACGGTAAATTATCAGGTAATACAAATCCGAGGGCTATTGAATTAATTAAAAAAATATTAAAAATAAACCCAAATGACCCAAAAATAAATTGGGATCTTTTATCAGGTAATACAAATCCGAGTGCAATTGAATTAATTAAAAAAATATTAAAAATAAACCCAAATGACCCAAGAATAAATTGGGAACTTTTATCAGGTAATTCAGCACGAGAATCTATTAAATTATTAAAAGCCAATACATCAAAAATAAATATGAAAGGATTGTCATCTAATTCTTCTAATTGGGCTCTTAATATATTAGAAGCAGAAGCAAAATTAGACAGAAAGGCAAGATTAGAAGCAAGATCAAAAGCAAATACAATATTTAGAAGTAAAATAAATTACAAAGAATTATCAGGTAATACAAATCCAAGGGCAATTGAAATATTAAAAAACGAACTATATTTAATAAACTGGATTCGATTCTGTGCGAACCCTTCTATATTTGATATTGATAATAGTGCTTCTATCGATAATAGAATTGTGTATGACAACGAACAATGTTTGGTATGGATAAAAGATCCTAGTATTTTCCCAGTTATAATTCGCAAACCTAAACTCAATGAATTAAGACAGCCTCGTTTGAACACAAAGACGGGAAAAATGGTTCGAGAATCGCCAATGCGAAAGGATATTCGTAATCCAAACGCCAGAAATCCATACGCCTTATTTAATGACGTGAAAATGAACTGTTTTCATAATTTGGCGTTGAGGCAAAGAATCGTCGATAAAATCCATGAATACAAGCATAACAATACGCTACGATTATATACGTTGAATCATAAAAGCAAAAGCAAAGACAGCAAAGGCGTCGAATATGAACACAATTTTACAAGGGAGGAATGCGAACGTTGGTATGCGGATCATTTAATAAATCCACAAACAAAAAATATATTAGATGTAAAGAAACCGGTACATAAAAACACATATATTGAATTGATATATACGACGATCCAATATGGTTTGCGAACACCTCCTATATTGGACGCAGACACTGAAACGACTGACGTTTTTTTTAAAAAATGTAAAGAAATTAAAAGAGATGTAGAAACTCGATTAAAGATTATGAAAGAAACGGATGCGTATTTTTTAGCGAAGTCTGCGAAGTATTCATTTGGTGTATCGACAACCTCGTCTTTTAAAAAACATTCAAGTTCGATGTCAGAGAATGCCGAAAAGAGGGTATTGGCTTTGGATTTCAGACGTTTGAAAAAGCGGTTTATTTTTGAAAGACTCAAACAATTTTTCAATGACCTTTCGAATGAGATTATGCGTGAAGACTCAACATTAATTAAAAATATAACATCAACTATTGAACTGTATGATACGAGCAAGTTTAAAAGTATGCTCATACCGAACAATCCCGATGGTTATACATTACATGAATTAGTTACCACATTTATTTATAATATTTATACTCAACTTTCAAATCCTGAATTACACCCATCCGTTGAAGAACTATATTTATCGCATATCAATAAACGTTTGCGTCACAAAGATTCACTACGGCTATTAGGGTATATAGAACGTGTATTATCAACGTTTATTAATAATTATAAACCGAGTTTAGATATTAAATTAAAGGAATATATTAGAAACATTATCGATGATACTATACCGCGGATTTATGTAAGTCCAAATCATGATGATGCACAGAAGTTTCATTCTGGTATAGAATCACAACCATATTATAATTTTTATTATAATATTATGAGTGACGATAGCGCAAGAATTCCCGACGAAAATGGAAGAGTCATCGACGAAGAATTGCGATTGCCATTACACAAGGGATTAATGTTAGGTGATATTACGGTCCAAGTGATGCCTACATTTGAAGGGGATACAGGTCTCCGTATTGTAACCGTAGATGAAAACGCACAAAATGGTTTTACATACGAAGAATGTAAAAATTGGGTAATGATGCCCATTGTGAATCCACGAACCTTCAAGCCGATTTTAATCGACTTGCCTCTCTATAATCGCCTACTATTTATGAGTTTTCAGTATAATACGAACTTAATACCGCGTATGCTTACATCCGAAGGACACGATAATCTTTTGGCGCTAAGGAAGTACCTACGAGAAATTAAAAAAAAGAACCCTCCACAAACACGGGAACAATTAGAGAATTATATTCGGGAGGAGGAGAAGAAAGCGAATAGTGAAGAAGACTATACGTTTGAAGAATGCTTACGATGGGTTCGTCGCCCCAATAAAGACCCTAGAAAAAGCACTACAATACTTACAGATGGTAAGGAATATAATATTATATTTAAACAAGCATTACTCTTTGATTCGAAGATACAACCTATGAATATTACCCTTACTGGAATCGATTTTAAGAAGTCCTTTTTAAATATTCACGGGATCGTGGAACGTGTAAGTTCCAATAGCGAAGATATCGAAAGCGACGCTTGTAAAGAGGCTTGTAAAGCGTTTAATAATATATATGAAGGAAATGAAGATTATAAGAAGTTTAAAAGCAAGATGGTTAAAGTATGTAGGCGTCATAATAAAAATACGGTAATATGTATGGATGATTTTCAAGCGTCCATCGTAATCGAATTTCCCACGAATGTACCTGCGAATGATATGTTAAAATATAGGTTAAAATATTTTGAAGATTCAGCACTCGCATCCATATTCATTTATTATAACGAATCGAAAAAAAATCAAGATATATATACAAGTGATTTTAGGAAATTTAAGATAAGCGGAATATTTGAAATTAACGATAAATCAGAGTTTAATAGGAAGGCAACTATAGATGCTGGAGGACCAATTCGCGGGTTTTTTACGAATTTATTTGAGGAACTCTTTTGTGACGACACGCATTCCACGCGCCCCTTCATTTGTCCGAAAGATAATATAGGTGATCGATACTATATAAACCCTAACTTCGCACCAGACGAAAATTTCTTAAATGTAATCCGTGTGTATAAGAAATATTATGTAGATGTCATTTTGTCCATCGATTATGATACTATATATACTATCATTGGGAAATTACTATGCCTCGTATTTGTAAATAAGGAAATCAAATTACCGAAGCAACTATCCACGTATATAATCACTGGATTAATAAAGAAACCAGCAAATATCACAATTTACGACCTATTATATTTTTATGCGATTGAGTTTAAAAACGCAGCCGTGTATCTGAATATGATAACAGATGCACAAATCAATTTTATTGACGATATTGGGGAGGATTTTAACGATTACTATGTGATTAGCAAAACCGGACACACTATAAAGAAAGATACATGTATCAAGTTTCTTTTACAGTTAGCGAAGCACATTGTTACGAAAAACTTTATACGAAAAGACGATGATCCTATTTCTGTGAAAAGTATGAAATCGCGATACACTAGTTTATTCGCAGGGTTTAATAATAATTTACGAATATTCCTCGCGAAGAATAATGTTAGTGTCAAACAACTGAATAGTATGATTACAAATAAGAAGATGGACGACGCGATTTTACGAGAATTCGCAAGTAAAATAAATATATATATGGAAGGAATAAATACTTTAACAGTAAGCGAGAAGGATGAAAAGGTTGAAGAAATGCGAGGATATATCACAAATATTATTACAAATAATAAAGAGAAACGAGATAGCGACGAAGATCACTATATTTTTATTCGAAAGCTACTAAAATTCTGGACGGCTTTACCCAACTATGAGAAAGACACAAAGTATACAATCTATTATAAATATGGGCATTATATAAAATACAGAGATAATGAGGAAGAAAATGAGATACATCACTATAACGTTGAAAATTTGCCAAAATCTCATACATGCTTCAATCATTTAGAGATTTTCGGGTATCCACAAACTATACCACCGCAAAACAGAGAACAATACATTTATGATAAATTTAAATTAGCAGTCGAGTCTACCCCAGGTATGGAATTGCGATAAACTATATAAAAAATATATGGATATATATAGAAAGAAAGGAAATGCAAATCTTCGTGAAAACCTTAACTGGAAAAACAATAACGCTTGAAGTTGAAGCTTCTGATACTATTGATATGATAAAATCCAAGATTCAAGATAAAGAAGGGATACCACCTGATCAGCAACGCTTGATTTTTGCGGGAAAGCAGTTGGAAGACGGGCGGACATTGGCGGATTATAATATTCAAAAAGAGAGCACGCTTCATCTTGTCTTGCGTCTTCGCGGTGGCAGTGATAAAAATTGATTCGTTTCGCTTTTATTTTGTGGTAATAATATAAAAGAATGGAAGACAGCTATTATTTTGGTCAAGGACGCTTTGTTGTATATAACAAATTTCCGGAAGATGATAATGGAAGTGTAAAAAAGAAGGGGGTATTATACAGGATGCTATATGGTATATCAAATTTCCAAATGTATAACAAAAGCTTATTGCGATATAAGGCGGCAACTACGGATTCTTTGTAGATCATCGTAGATACAATTCATATAATAGATCTAAAATATCTGTGGTATTGCTTTGTTTTGCGTTGAGTAATCCGTTATCGTGAAGAATATCATATGCTCTATTTTCTTGTTCTTCGTGGTCATCGTTAAAATAGACTCCTATATCGTCGTCTGCGTAGATGGCATATAAATAACTGAGTGTGATATTATCATTTGCCGCCTTCTTTATTTTTATATTGAAATATTTAATAATATTGAAACAGGTTGTGTTAAATAATTTGGCGTGATCGGTATGTATCGGGGCACGCCCTGTTCCTCCAATCATCGTATAGTATTGTTGTGTGATGTTATCTATTGATGCGTTATAACAATAGATATAGATGATTTTAAAGATATTTATTTTTATAAATCCGCGATTGAATAGATTCCATATTGTCGCAAACTCTTCTTTGTCATATTCATAAATTGACTGATACATATTTTCTAAATGTATCTCAAAGTTCGCTATATTGGTGGTCGCATTTGTTGCGGTATCGTGATCGTATTCTGCTATATCTTTGAAAATAGTATCATCGTGTATAGCATAGTGATTGAAAATCCACAAGGTTTCATTTAGTGTTAATTTCTTGGAATATATATTCACGTCAAAATGATAAAAATCGCTATCTGTCAATAGAATATCCGTCGTATCACTTGGCATATTCAGCATATAAGGTTCCGTTATATCATCGTGAATACCATTATAATCTTCTATTGATGTTTCGGTGATATAATCGCCCCATTCTAGGTTTGTTAGCGTTTCACCGTAAATACCATAGTTTGTCATTGAAGTATAATTACAGTAATACGTTTGATAGCCTAGATAATATAGAAATTGTGAGAGTTGCTTATCATTCAAGAATATCTTGATTATATTTCGTATAAGGTTCGATCCTAGTCGTTCATATATCTTTTGTATATATTCGTCACAAATGATATTATTGATTTTTATCACAATATCTTCGGGAAACCGACAATCATTCACATCTAATAACAATGGTTTTGTGATACCGATAGACAAATCCATATTTCCTTATATAGTAATAAATATTATGTATACCTTAAATATCATTTTTTTATTTATCGTAAAAGCCTTCTTTTTCAAGGAAATCTAGTTTTTTGAATGTACAGTTTAGATTCTTTTGTTCATTGATCTTCATACAACATAGGTTGATATTGCGTAGCAAATCCTTCATGTCGTCGTCAAGTTCCTTGATTGGAAAGGTTGTAGTAGTTGTCTTCTGGTTCATCATCGTATATACGGTAGTGATCTTACCATACCAATCATAATCATTTTTTGGATATTAAATCATAAAAAATGATACCCTTATATGGTTTTTGGTAATTAATAAAAACGAACGAACAGAATGAATAGCAACAAGATTAGTTATCGCGCCTTCAACTCGTATGCGAATCGCAGTGAGGATTTCGAGGATGTGAATAAAATCCCGCGCTACTTAAAGAGAATGGATGGAGACGTGAATAATGGAAAGAGGAACGCGTTGCGATACAAGGATGCGCGTCTATCCTACAAGAACCGGCGTAGTATTAATAAGGACTGGAAAGATTTCAATAATCAAGCGGTAGCATCATAGACCCGTAGCCCAATTAAGAGTATATATCTATTTGTTTCTATTATCTATTTTTTATATTTTATATATGAACATATTTATATAAATAGCATAAATAAATGAATTATTTACATATTATTCCGGTTGATATATACACACAGATATACAAGTATGTATATGATGATTGTATGAAAGATATTGTTTTTTCTTATAATGACAAAAGAAATCGTAAATACTATAATAAGTTGATTCGAAATATTATGAATGATAATATTTGGATACACTATACGTCACTTGACATCTTTAATCATGTATCTCTTGGAATTGTTAATGATGAAGGCGACGATCATGGAGATACCGATTATATAGACGAGGAAATGTATTATTTGACTAAAATTACAGAGAATAATTTTAAACGATACCATTACAATATCCTTATCACCGAACTTCCAGAAAAATTTAAGGAGGCTACTTGTATTCGTATGACACTATCGTATTATGATACAGAGGATACCCTGTCATTATACTACTTATGTAAAGACTTTATTACCACTTGGATTGAATTAATCTATTACACTAATAAACTACTTAAGGAATATTTTATTCTAAATAATTTGGAATTTGATATGATCCCATTGTATCGTTTTGATACCGTGATAGAAAATGGTTATACTGTCATTATCCCTTCGTTTGAATAATATAATAATATAATTATATAAATATATAATATATACACATCGTAAGAGTAAGTACGTAAATATGTATAATAGCTTATACTATATCTTTACGAAAGAATAC